TCACCGGGTACGAGCAAGAGCTTTGCGGATCGCTTGTTCGACGGGGCGGTCTATCAGCGCCAAAACGATGACCACGACAGCGGTCACAATCAGTCCCGCCAGTAAATCAGGGTCAGGGAAAAGTTGCTGATTGGAGACGGCATCGGGCACGGTTGCTCGTTTCCAGAGAAGGAGCATCAGTGCGGCACCCGCGGCGAGCAGCATGGCCGGCCGACGATGGTGCAAGCGGGCGATTTGCCCCATCAGCAGCAGCGCGATACCCCACACAAAGGGATAGAAGCCGTGGTCGAACAGGATCATGCGTTCATCATAGTATGGTCCCGTGTACCAGGTAAAACGGGAGAAGCCGAAAAGACCATAGGCGACGAGGGCTACGGCTAGCACGAGGAAACTGGAGGAAAGCAGGCGAGCAATTTTCATGGTTTGGGTTTTTCTGCCAATGCCTTGAGATAGCGCAGATTAGCTGGCCCTTCTGTTTGGTTACTTGGATAGTCTTGTCTTTGCTGAATATGGCTCGCTGGCCGTGTTTGTAGTCTTGCTTGCTATTTTTCTCGTCGCCGGCGTGGCTTGCCGGGCCACCTTTGCGTATGATTTTACCGGCTAAAGGGCGAGGGGCAGGTTCGCCATTCGTACACGACCTGAGCGGCTGATGTTGTCGCTAGGAAAAACGGCCTGCGGCGCAAAACCTAGTCAGACGAATCGGAGGGGGTTGCGCTTGCAAGCGCAACCCGGTTTTGCGGCGCCGAGCTGCGCTCGCCGAAGCCCCGCAAAACCCCCGCGTCCGTACCGGACGCGGATTCGACGCCCGCGCTCTGCATGCATGGAATAAATAAAAAGGGCCTCCCCGCCAAAACGGGGAAGCCCTTTTATTTATTCAGTGGTGGAGACGGCGGGAATCGAACCTACCTTCTATTCAGCTTTCTTGCGGGATACCGCACAATGGCCGCCATAAAGATGGCTTTTCCGAAAACTCACACATTGTTGCATTTTGGAAATTATACACTTTCGTGTGTCATAATCGCGAACCGAAATACTTGTCATGGAGCCAAGTTGTGATCCCAGCGTTTAATGCATCTATGGTACTTCCTCCATTTGTTGGGGATAATCCAGGCATTCGTGCATCGATGTCGCCATACAAAGTACAAATTTTTGATGTAGTAAAAAGATTTGCTACGTCCGCAGAGCGTGTTGCGTTGTTGATAGGATTGCTATCGTATCGCAAGGCATTGAGGCAATGTGGTGTTGTGGATGGCTTTCAATGGCTTGATGGTAGCTTCGTTGAAGATGTGGAGCGGGTGCGGAACCGTGCCCCTGCAGACATCGATTTAGTGACGTTTGCTTCAAGGCCAGCAGGCTCTGACGGTCCCGATATGCAGCAGTGGATCACTTCAAATGGGGCCCTGTTTGATCCAAGTCAGACTAAGGAAAATTTTAGATGTGACGCGTTTTTCGTTGATCTTCGGAAACGCCCTGATCTTTTGGTTCAAGATACCAGTTACTGGTTCGGTTTGTTTTCGCATCAACGCGCCACTTCGTTGTGGAAGGGTATGATTCAAGTACCGATGCAATCTAACGATGATGATGCCATGGAATTTTTGGCCGCAGTACAACTTGAAGAGCAGGAGGTGCAACATGCTTAAGAAACTTGAGCTGGATGCCCTTAAGGCAGATCTGTCGTCCGTTGAGGCACTTCTAGAATCGCGGACACGGGAGGACGATCCGATAGGTTACTTTCAATTCGCTGCACGTAAGACGATGCTTGAGGGCAAGATAGCTAGTGTTGACGCTAAGATGTGCATGCATGCTGAGTTGGGAATTTTCTTCGGTGGGGGACCTGTTCAAGGGTCGCGTGGAATAAATGCTGATTTTGCAGGGAAGGCACTAGAGGACATCCAGGCGCTGATCTCGAAGCGCTTTTCGGGCCGAGAGATTGGCCCGTTAAAGCAACGAGGACGGCTGCCGTTCCACGACCAATCACAAATGATCGTCACCGATGTCATGCGTGGTTCGTTTGGTTTCGTTCTGGAAGAGGCCGGAGATACCGTTGAGATGGTGAGTACGCCGTTGAAAGACGTTGTTGACGAAGTGTCTGATATTTTGTCGCGGATCGGTGCTGCTGATGAGGCTGTTTTTGATGAGGCCGCAGCTCAATTGGATGAGCGAATTCTTGTTACATTAAAACAATTTTTTCAGCGTTTAGATGAACAAGGTGCGACGTTGAGGATTGTCCAAGGCGGCCGAGACTTTATGCTTGATCGGGACGCTGTTTCTTTGGCTCGCAATCGAATTAAGGAAATGGAAATTATTGAAAGTGGGAAAGAGTATGTTGGTACGCTTTTCCTACTGCCGGAGTCGCGGCGCTTCGATTTGATTAGTTCCGAAAATGGTGAACGGGTTGTACTGAAGGGTATTTTAGGACCCGAAGTATTGAAACAATTGGCTGGCCAGCAGGAGCTTGGCGAGGAACATATTGATGTGAGACAAGTGACTCAAGGGGCATGGAAGGTAGATGTTAAGACACGAGAGATTCGGGAGAGAAACAGGGCGCCGCGATATGTCTATGCGCTGAGCAGATTAAAGGCACAGATTCCAGATCAGCAGTCCTGAATTAGTCCTCTTGAGTAAGTTCCGAAGCCACGTTCCTACGAACGTGGCTTTTTTGTAGAGTGTCAAAAACCAAAAATGGCCTCTGCTTTTGTCCCTGCACCCATATCCGCATCTGGCATCCATCGCCCGTACACCCGTGCAATCATTGTCCAGTCCGCATGCCCCATCTGTTTTGCCACCCACATCGGGTGCTCGCCGGCCGATAGCATCATGCTGGCATAGGTATGTCGCGTTTGGTACGGGTTGCGATAGCGCACTCCAGCACTTTGCAGGACTCCAGTCCATAGCGTCTTGCGGATCGGCTGATCGCCCTCCCAACGCCGTTCCAGGCGCGGATTTTGAAAGACTTCCTCGCCCTTCACCCAGGTGAATGCCTTTTGCTCCTGCAATGCATGCATGGCGCGCTCCAGCAGTTTGACTTCGCGGCGGCCTGCGTTTGTCTTGGTGCTTTCTGCCATTTTGGAGTGCTGGGTGAGGGCACGCGTTACCATCACCACACCGCGCACAAAGTCGACGTCCCCCCAGTCCAGGGCTACCAGTTCAGACGTGCGCAAGCCTGTCCAGAAGGCAAACTGCAGCAGGTTGCGCCCCTGGCCGGTTGCTTGCGTGAGAATCGCCGCCTGCTCCTCTTTCGTGAACGGGTCGATATCATCCTTTGGTTGCGGCGCCTCGACCTTGGAATAGCACCAGCGCGCCAGCGGGTTGACCTCGATCAGCTCGTCCTCTATCGCGTCGTCCAGCGCCTTGCGCAGCACGCTCTGGATGTTGGCCATGGTCTTGTTGGTCGCGTTCATGGGTTCCAGCTTCGCCCGTACATCCTTCTTGCGCAGTGCCGACAGCATGATGGTGCCGAACCAGGGGATCAGCTGGCCAACGACTATCTTGCGATAGCCGTTGTACGTGCTGGCCTTAAGGTGCTTTTTCTGCCTGTCCAGCCACTTATCCAGAAACGCCTCGATGGTCTGCACGTCGCCGACCTGGTCGGCAAACTTGGCTGCATTGGACGACTGCGGAAAGGTGGCCGTGTAGTCAAAGCTGTTGGTGGTGATCGCATGAAGGATCGCCGCCCGATGGTTCTCGGCCCGTTTCAGGTTAGCGGAGGTGGGCTTGAGCGCGATCCTTTCCCGGCACCTGGTGCCGCGATACATGAAGGTGATTTCGATGCTGCTTTCCGATGCAGCTTTAACACCTCGCCCGTCTCTACCCATGATTCATACCCTTTCACGTCAATTAAAATTCGATTGTCTGGCGCCTTGATCCAGACGGCGTCTTTCGGCCAGATCCCGTCTCGGATCTTTGTTCTGATCGCGTCGGGCGTGTAACCCGACTCGGTAGAGAACTTCGGTATGGTCATGTAGCGAAGCATTTCTTTTTCCTATTCTCGGAATCGGTTTGTACCGCCAAAGCAAACGCTTCGGCCTCCGTGTATTGCGGCACCTCAGCGCCTGGCTTGCGGTAATCGCGCAGTCGACAAAATTCCTTGTAATCCGCTTCCTCGGCGGGGGATGCCGTTGTCATGCTGAGCACCCGATTGGCGCGGTTGCCTTCTTGATCGCCTCAATGGCGGCCAGCGGCACGGCCCGGAACATACCCGGCCACTGGTGATCCAGCTCCACCCACGCATGCAGCTCGCCATTGCCCACGTCGCGGCGCAGGTCGTTGACGGTGCCGGCCTGGGAGCCTTCGTCGGTATCGAATGTCACGCGGTCGCCCAGGGCGATTTGCCGCGGCGAATTGGTCAGGGTGTTCAGCATTGCGGTGCTCCTTTCAGTTTGGCGGTAACGCCGCACACGCCGAAGTGGTCGAGGGCGGCCTGGATCGCGTCGCCGCTGGAAGCGGCAATCGCGGCGTATTCAAAGCGTTCGGTTTGCGTGCGAACGATCACGGCATAGGTGCTCATGTGCCATTTCTTTCTTGGGGTGGGGTGTCGGGGACGATCAGCCGGGGATACGGGCAGGCGTTGACGGCCGCCCAGGCGGCAATCAGCGCTGTTTTTGCCTCGTCGGGCAGATTGGGTATGGGCGCCGCTGGCGGCGTGGCCGGGGCAGGGCGGTCGGGGTGCGTACAGTTATTTACACGAGTCCGAGGAACGGCAACCCCAACAGCCACCCCGCGCCCGCCTGTGGCCTGTACCGGCGTCCACGTATGGCGCACGGACTTGAAAACCACCCCAATCAGGTCGCTGCAGCGCACGCCGTAGGGCGTGGTGCGCAGCGTTTCGCCGTAGCGGCCGATGACGGTCTTTTCGTCCTTGGCCAGCGTGACGACCAGTTCCTTGCGCGGCACCAGGGCGCCGCCCTGGGCCCGCAGGTATTCGGCCCAGCAGGCGCGCTTTTCGCCGTCGATCTTTTGCACGGCGTCCCAGGCGCGGCGCATGGCGGCCGGGGCTTCGTTGAGCATGCTTGCCTCGATGCGGCGCAGTTCGCGCCAGACCGTGACGGGCGCGCCGCCCCATTGCTGGAATTGGCGGATGCCCCAGCACGCGGCCCAGGACTCGACGCGTGCCGATGGCGTCAGTTCGACATCGCCTTCGGTGTCGGCCGTGACGACATAGCCTTCCTTGGTCTTGTGCTCGGCCACGCCGTCGATGTTCTTGGCCACGTACTTGGCGATGTAGCCGGCGGCGCTGCCCTTGGCCCAGTCGATGCGTTTCACGTCCAGGCGGCGCGCGAAGGCGCCCGGTTCGCCACGGTCCACGCGCCAGGCGTAGCGCTTCATGATGCGGATGGCGCGGCCGGCCACGTCCTGCAGGTGGGCCGTCTTGTATTTCGCGGTGGGGCGAACGAACAGCAGCAGATGCCAATGCGGGCAACCATCGTGATGCGGCTCGGCGATGCGAAAGCCGTACAGGCCGATGCCACGACGCGCCAGTGCGGAGCGGCACAGCGATGTCATCTTGCCCAAATACGCATTGGCCTCGCGCGGCGTGGAACCGTCGAATTTGTCGTTGGGCTTGCCGCTGTGCTGCATGGCGTGAAAGCGAGACGGGCACGTCCAGGTGATGAAAATGCCCTGGTCGCCGCACTCGCGGGCGATCTGCTCAAAGCCGTTGATGCGCAACATCAGCTCGCCCCGGCGGATTGCCTTGTTGGCGGTCGTTTTCTCGGCCAGCTCGGCGATGCTGAATTGCTGGCCGTTTTCGTTTTGCACCAGGGTGGCGGCCAGCGCCGCCGCGTTGCGGCGGTTTTGCGCCAGGCGCGACAGCACGGCGTCGTTGCTGGCGTAGGGTTCGCCGCGATAGTTCACGTAGCCCAGGCGGATATTGCCGGCTTCAAAGGCGCGCTTGACGCGCTTGCGCAACTGGCGGCGCCACCAGCGGGCGTCCACCAGGCGGGCGATGGTGTCGGCCAGCGCATCGAACTCGGGCAGCTCGATGCCATACGAGGCGCATTCGTCGGCCATGATCTGCAGGGCATGCGTGTCTGACACGGCCATCCACAGCATTTTGGTGACGCCATCGGCCGCACGCTCGGCAGTGGCCACGATGTCGGCGTCGCTTTGCGACAGGTCCACGCCGGCCGGCACGTACTGTTCGGCAAATTCGCGCACAAAGCTGGTGGCGACGGATTCATAGACCTTGTACCAGGACGACCAGGCCATCTTGGCCATGGCGGCCGTGATGACGCGGTTGCGCCACTTGAACGGGATGCGGGCCAACTCGGGCGCGAACTGGGCGGATCGCAAAAAGGCTTCGTGACGCTGCGGGGCCGGCAGCAGGATTTGTTTAGATTGCATTCAACAGTCTTTCGTACACACGGATAGCGGCGGAGGTGGCGGCGCGCAGCTCGATGCGCTCTTCCTCGGTAAATGAATGGATGGGCGATTCCCAGCGGTCAGCGTCCATGCCGGCGGCGATCAGCACGGAGCGGCGCGCGCCACGCGGCGACAATCCCCAGGCTTGGGCCATGAAGGGCGCCAGGTTGCGCGGCTTGATGTTGCGTAGCTGGGCCTTGGCTTCGGCGATGGCGGCCAGCGCATGCCCGGCGCCTGGTGGCGTCGGCATGTCCTTGTCGCGCGCGGCCAGAATCTCGGCGGCAGGCTGGAAGGACAGGTGATTGTCGATAAGGGACGCCGGCATGGTTCAGTCCTTGATGGCGCCGATGGCCCGCAGCACGTCGGGGGCAATGACAATAAGGAGCGTCAGCAGCCAGATGCCGCAGGTTTTGGCCAGGCGCAGCATCAGCGTGCCCCTGGCTTGAGAAAGTGTTCTGCCCAGTACGGGAGCGTGTGCGATGCGCCGCAGCAGTGCCGGGAACCCGCTTCATTGGCGAAAATGTAGTTCAACTCGATGGGCAGCTTGCCGACCAGGGCGCGTTGTTTGGCTGGCGCGAAAAAGCCGTCACGCTCCAGTGCCTGCGCATCGCTGACGATGAAGGTCAGATTGGCCGCGCCGTAGGCGTGATAGGTCTTGGCAATCTCATGGATGTGGGCGGTCAGCGCCGCGATGCCGATGCCCGCGCTGGCTTGCAGCAGAAAACACGTCGGCGCCACGGGAACAATACAATTTTGCAAGCTTGGGCGGATCGTGCTTGATGCCATGGATTTGTCGGCATGACGGGTGGCGTGCAGCGTGTTTTCCATCGGTTTTCCTTATTTCAGGTTGAACGAATCCCGCACGCTCAAAAGGGAGCGCTGCAGGGCACAGCAAAAGAGGGGGAGTTAAAGCGGCCGGGCTACGGCGGCGCGAGGATCGGGATAGTCATCAGCAGCCCGCAGTCAGATCCAGGGCCAGCTGGCTGGTGGCCGCAGTACGTGCATGCTGGGACATCGGGATGCGGATATCTGGCTTGGGCATGGCGGACAGCGAGAGGGTGCGCAGCACTTCCAGGCCAGCCACGAAGGAGTGCCCGCAGTCCGGGTTCTGGCACATATAGGTGATTTCCTTGAACATGGCAGACATCGTGCGGCTTTTGACGGCGCGGACTGTGTATTCGCAATGCGGGCAGGGCAGGCCGATGACTCTCATTTCAGCTTTCTTTCCACTTGGTAAAGGGCGCGACCGCGACCCGTCATGTTTTTCGACTGTATGCGTAAGCGCGATTTGACGAGCCATTCGGCCGCCTGATCGATACTTGCCAGCCCCTGGCGTTGGCGCACGAGTTCCAGCACCGCGCGCTCTTCGTCATTGAGGTTAATTTGATGGTCTGGCATTTTCTGTAACTTTAGAGTTGCTCAAAAGTGACTCGGTTTAAACGCTGCGACGCTGTACGCTGTCGATAGTCGCGTCATCCAAGGCGATCACGGCCAAGGCTTCACGCATCACGATCTGGCGCACCAGTACCGCAAGCTCTTCGCCCTGGTAGTTGGCGATCGAGGAAACGAGCTGGTGCTCGTAATCGTCCAGGCGCAGCATGACGCGGTGGCTGCGGATACGTTTTGCATCGGGGTACATGACGTTGTCCTTAGTGGGTGGGTTTGGAGGCGAGTTCGCGCTTGTAGTCGGCGAGGCCGCGCAGGATCAGGAAGCGGAGGAACCAGGCACGGGAACGTTCAAGTTTCTTTGCATAACCCTCGACCTCGTCCACCTCATCAGGCGTCAGGCGGACACCGAGTGGCCGTGAAGTGACGCCCTTGGCAGTACGTCCGACTTTTGACAAATTATTCATAATGTTATGATCTGTAATCGCTACGGAATGGCGTAAATATATCACTCATTTGAGTGATTTGGAAAGGTATTTGTACTCAAATGAAGTATTTTTTTGATCGTCTCAAGGAAGAACGGAAGCGCCTCGGCCTCAATCAGGATGAGTTTGCCGCTCTTGGTGGAGTAAAAAAGGGAGCTCAGTTCAATTATGAAAATGGTTCCCGTACACCAGATTCGGACTACCTGGCGGCCGTTGCTGCGGCTGGAGTTGATGTGCTGTATTTGTTGACAGGAGAACATGCACTGTCAGCGTTGCCTGAGGACGAGCGTGAACTGTTGACTGGCTATCGAAGTATGGACGTTCGCGGGAAAGCAGGCGTACTTGGGATGATTAGCGGCATGCGCTCGCCACCGCCCCCGGCATCCCAATTGGGGAACGCCCCACACGTTGAAACCCACGGCAAAATTGGGCAAAATTTCGTGGGCAATATCATTGGGCCGCAAACTTTTAATGTAGCCGGCAGCGGACGAAAAAAGGAAAAATAGTCTGCAAATGATTTATCTTCTTATGCATATTGTAATTGCTGCTTGTTTGTTCTGCATAATTTCAGCAACTGAAATCCTAGCAAGATAGCACTTGGGGCAGAAAAATCGAACGGAGTAGTTCATAGACGATTTCACGCCCTTTTCTGCACCCTGACGAATGCCATAGATGATCGCCTTCACATAAATTTTTTTCTACATTTACTACACATTTTTTTCGAAGAAGATGCCGAATAACCCAAGTGATGTCATCACGCTCGGTGTGCACTGTTATATATTAAAGAGAAAAATCTATGGATGGTTTTCACGACTTTGACGGTCCAAAGTTGCCAAGGGCACGCATTGGTGTTTTTCGAGGGAAACCACCAAAATTGGTGGCGAAAATTTCCATACAAGTGTTCGCTGATAGCAAAACGGAACTTAGTTTGTCGGACGATTCAGGCGAGGTATCGCAAATTCTCAGCCATTTCGAACCCGATCCGTTACCCATTCAAAATTGTTCCCCGGCGGAAACAATTGTAGGAGTGGTGAGGCGCTTGAGAGAAAGGCTCGCCGAGGCTGAATTGCAGGTTCAGGATCTACCACTTGCAGACATGGAAATTAGTTTTCAATTTGACGTAAAGCGCGGCATCGCTCTGGGCAAGCATAGATCATTGCATGAGCAAGAGAGCATGAGCGGAGATATACAAAAGAATATTTTTGATGCCATTGCAAGTATTTTCACTGAGCCCGCCAATGCTCTTGCATCCAAGGTAAATGAATTCGCTTCACAAGGAGAGCACCAAGCTGCGGTAGACGCCGTGATGTTGGCCCGAGAGGAAGGCCTTTCTTTTCTTTCTAAGCCACCGATGGCTCTTCTTGACGCATTGTGCTTAATCGATATATCTTGCCTGGACTATAACGCGAGGTTGTGTGTCTGCGAGTCGCGAATAGCTGTTGCGACTCAACTAGGTAAATACGATGTTGCTGAAACTGACGCTCGCGAACTCTTGCTCGATAAGAATTGGTGTAATGGCAAAAAACGGATCTCTTTAGAAAACATTATCGCGATCGCCGCAAATGGGAGAGGTGAGTCCGAAACTGCATTGTCAATTTGGCGTAGACTTTCTGCAACGGAGAAAGTAGAGGCTGTCGAACGGGCTTGGATATGGAGAAACATAAGCTTGGCCCTTCCATATGACGATCTAGAAGCGAGGCAAGCTGCACGGTCATCTGTCGACGCTTTTCTCGAAGCAGGAGATAAAATCGAGGCGGCGACTAGCCTTATGCAATTATCTTATTTGTTAGAACATGAAGGTCCAAGCGCAGCGTTAGAACAACTTGATGCAATGTTGGAAATTGTTGACCAGAATGGTTTGATTGGTACTGAACTCCGCGCTGCGCTGCATCACGCACGAGGAAATCGGTATCGAGAACTACAAGATTGGAAGGCTGCAATGGAAGAGGCAGAGCGTGCCATTGCTCTGCGGGAAAATGTATTGGGAGCTGAAGAGATGTTGATCTCTTCGTTACATTTGGCTTCACAAGCGGCGAGAAATATGGGCTTGCTCGGCCGCTCTGAGAATTTTGATTTAGAGGCGAAGAAATACGAGGTTTCCAAATCGCCGATTTATTATAGCTTAGTCAGAAAGATTCTAGGTCAGTTTGAAAGTTTCACTTTGGAAACTGCTGAGTCTTTGCTTGAAGAAGCGCGTTCTTTGAATAACATAAGTTTAATTTGCGGCATTCAAATACTTATAGCCACTCATAATCCGCTATTCACTGTAACAGATAGGCTTGGAATGCTTGAGGGGTTATTGCGTGAGCTGGAGAACAGAGTTGGCTCAGAGAACGAAAAAAACCCTGTGATGATCGCTATTGCAACAGTTTTGCACAGCGATGGTCAATATATGAGAGCTGCCTCGTGGTTTCGGAAAATTCTTCTTGATAAGCCGCTCGACGTTGCTGCGAGAGATATGTTAATCGATTGTCTCTGGAAGTCGAATGACTGGAACGGGGCTGCGGTGTTCCTAAAAGAACAAATTCGGAGGAGCGGTGAGCTTCCAGGTTTGATGTATGCATATGGCCGCTCTTTGGTTGAATTAGGTGATAATAATACTGCGATATTAGTCCTAACTAAAACTGTGAAGATTTCCAAGGGTAACGAAAAATTTCTTAAGCTAGTTATCGAATTGCGAGAACGCGCCTTGGACGGCGGTGGGACAATGCCATCAGTTTCGCAAGATTCCCCTACCATTCACCACGTTGGCCGCAAGGAGTTAGAAGAAGCACTTCTTGATTACGCGAAGTTTATTGCTTCCGATAAACGGATGATGTTCTGGAAGTACAACCGCGATCAGTCTGATTATGAGTGGACTTTGCGACCTGAAAAACTAGCACAGGACTTTCTCCATGCGTTTCTCAAGGCTCGTTTCCGCGATCGAATCTCCATATTTGAAGAATTGGCAACAGGTGCCGGACGCTTAGATATTCTGCTGAAATTTGATGGGGGGCTATCGTCGATCATTGAGCTAAAGATGTGCGGCTTCGGTTACTCCAGTACGTATGCGGCCTCAGGAGAGGAGCAAATCCTTCACTATATGAAAAATCGATCGTGCCACCTTGGATATCTAGTGGTCCACGATTCCCGCCTAGATCAATTTTCATCCGCATTGCTCGTGCCAGAAAGGGACAGCAAAAACTCTGTATGGGAGATATTCATTGACGTTCGACCTCGATTTCGGAAAGAGAAAGGCTTCCCCACTTCTACAGACGACAATCCAGTTAGCGGATAACTCCTCGCACCAATTGAATCTGTTACTTGTGCGTACTTTTTAATTGCTACGAATTGCCGCTACGATGCATAAGGGAGCACTGAGTGAGCGCAAATGGCCCACATTCATGGTTCATTTGCGCCCACTACTACTTGCTTGATCGTCGTGGCTCTTCGCTGTTCTCTCGGATGATGTCCCGTACTTCCTCAATATGCTTCCAAGTATGCAGCGCCGCCCGCTTCGCGGCCTGCTTGCTCTTGTAAAGATGCTCCAGCGTCTTGAGCGTACCCTTGGCGCCAGCCTGCTCCTGTCCCGCCTTTTTCTTCTTCGCCGCCACGTCCTTCCACTTGGCCACCACGCCTGTGATACCTTCGTCCGGGTCTTTCTCTTCCTCGCGCTCCGCCTCGACCGCCTCCGTCTTTGTTTCAAACTCCACGCGCGTGGTAAAACCGTTGCCGCCTAGGCTGTGCGTGACCTTGACCGATAACCACTCGGTGGCGTCGATCTCGGGCTTGAAACCCTTCACGGTTACGGGCGATTGCGGGAACACGGCCGGGTTGCCCAGGGCCAGGCTCATTTCAAAGGTGGCCAGGCCGCGCAGGATGCGCTGCCATTCGGCCACGGCCGCCGCGCGCGCGTCTGTCTCGTTGGCGAAGGTGGTGCGCAGGCGCTTGCTGTTGCCGGGCACGCCGGCCACGACGCTGCGGCGACGGGCGTAGCGCTCGTCATGCCAGAAGGCACGCACGCCCGTATAGGCGTCGCTCTCGGCGCTGTGGTAGCGGTGGCCGTCGCCCAGGGCGCGCGTGATGGGGATGACGGGCAGCGCCTTGCCGCTGGCGGTGCGGCTCTGGTTGATGGGGATGAAGAGCAGGGTGTCGTTCTTGACGGTGGCCACCGCGTCGTATTTCCTGCCCAGCCGGCGCAGGAAGGCCGCATCGCTTTCGTGGGTCTGGTCGATGTGCTCGACGGCGGTATCGCGCAGGCGCGCCGACACGCCCGACGCCAGCTCGTTGCGGAAGGCAATCGCCTCGATGATGGCGCCCAGGGTGGTCTTGTGAAAGCTGTGTTCCTGCTGCTGTTTGAAGGTGTCGATCAGGTTGGCCGACCTGGCGCGCAGCGTAATGGTGTCGGGCGCACCGCTGTGCTCCACCTCGTCGACGGTGAACTTGCCCATATCCACCAGACCGGTGGCTTGCCATCCCAGCGCCAGGGCGATCTGCGCGCCGCGCGGCGGCAGGGCCAGCTTGCCGTCGCTGTCATCCAGGGAAATGTCGAGCTGGTCGCTCTCGTCGCCACGGCACAGCGTCAGGGTCAGATTGATTAGCCGCGGTGAAACGATGGCCGTCAAATCCTTGTCCTCGATGCTGACCTTGAAGGCGGGGATATGCTCGCTCATTTGAACTTGTCCGCCGCGCTGCCGATGGCGCCGCTGATGCCGCCGCCGATCTTGTCTTTCATCTCGCTGACCACGCCGCCGTATTTCGACGTGATGCCGCCGACGACATTACCCACCACGCTGCCCACGGCATTCTTGGCCGCGCCGGCAATGCTGCTGGTCATGCCGTCGATGCTGAGCATGTTTTTCAGGTCGCCGATGTCGCCCAGGCCCACCATGGCCAGCACGCCATCGTCGTCGCGCTTGAGCGCAATCGAGAACTCGACGCGGCGCGCGCCACCGCTGCCGTCCAGGATGGTGCGGCCCTCGGTCATGCTCGTGATGCGGTACGAGCCGAGTATGCGGCCCGTGCCCTGGATCAAAATCCACGATTTACCGGTGTCGGCCATCATGCGCAGCGCATCGAGCGAATACAGGGAGCCGGTCAGTTCCGGCGCCACCCAGCCCGACAAGGTAATCGTGTCGTCCCCCGGCCCCACATACTGGTGCGCGTCGCGCAGGCCCACGCGCGCCGTGCTGGCGTGCTTCCATTCCGTTTGCCGCTGCAGCTCGTGATAGGCCAGCGTCGGCAGGCTGAAGACGAACATTCCTAAAATCATCATCATGGTGTGCTTCTTTCTTAATCGTGGTCGCGCAGGGACGAGCGGATGCGTGCGGCCTTTTCGCGGTCGCGCTGCTCCATGGCCGCGTACACGGCGCGGGCGATGGCCTGCGGATCGGAACCGGCTTGCGCCTGGATCGTGATTTCGATCTTGTCACCCTGAATGCTCAATCCAGCGCCGAACCCGCCTTGTGACAGCGGCGCGCGCGTGTCGAAGGCGCTGGCAGGCAGGGCGGTAGCCGTGCCGATGGCGATGCCGGCGCCCAGTTGCGTCAGGCGCTGCGCCAGGCCGGATACCTTGGCAATGGGCGCGCCCTCGCTGCGGTCCAGGCCCACGGCCAGGCCTTGCATGGTGTAGTCGCCGAGCTGGGCAAACACGCGGCTCGGGCTGTGGATGCCCAGCTTTTCCTTGAACCAGGCAATGGTGCTGGAACCGGCATTGCTGATGGCATCCTTGACGGCGCCCATGGAACCGGTGATGCCGTTGACGAGGCCGCGCAGGATGTTGGCGCCAAACTCTGTGAACTGGGCCGGCAGCTTGATGCCGAACCAGCTCATGACGCCCGCGAACGCCTGGTAAAACACGCCGACGGGTGACCAGTTGATAATCAGGGCCGTGATGCTGCCCATACCGCCAGCGCAGACGGTGCGCAAGCGCGACCAGATGTCGGCAAAGAAGGCGGAAATGGGCGCCCAGGATGCGGTGATGCGCTGCAAGATGCTGGCGCCGAAGTCGGTGAACTTGGCCGGCAGTGCGATACCGAACCAGCCCAGCACGCCCGCGAAGGCGCGATAGAACAGGCCGAGTGGCGACCAGTTGACGATCAGGGCGCTGACGCCGCCGATGCCGCCGGCAAACGCTGTTTTGACGTGCGACCAGACGCCGGTAAAGAAACCCTTGATCGGCTCCCAATATTTATAGATCAGGTAGGCAGCGCCGGCGATGGCCGTGATGGCGATGCCAATAGGGTTCATCAGGAGCGCGCGGCCCAGCCACAACACGGCACGGCCCGCCCACATGAAGGCGCCGCCCAGGCCGCGCAGGATGGGCGTGAGCACGCCGCCCGTCACGCCCATCTTGGCGAACATGACGTGCAGCATGGCATACGGGCCGATCATGGCGGCAATGCCCAGCATCAGCGGACCAAGCACCAACAGTATGCCGGCAAGGATGGCAAAGCCAGCGATCATGATCTTGGCCACGGTGGGGTTGCGCTCCATGAAGCCGTTCAGGCGCGTCATCGCGGCAATCGCCATTTCCAGCCCCTGCGTGTACAGCGGCAGAATTTTTTCGCCCATGACAAGTTTCAGGTCGGAAACCTTGGCGAGTGCTTCCCGTTCCGCACCGGCCCCCAGGCCACGCGCACGGTCGTGCAGGCTGTCCATCCCCTCCGAATTCTGGTTCAGGCGTTCGCTCTTGCGGATCTGCACGCGCTGGTCGACCATGCGCATCAGGAAGGCGGCGCCGTTGCTGTTGGAAACCAGGGCGCCGATCTTGCTGTTGATCTCGTCCTTGTCAGTGATGCCCTTGGCCGCCAGCTTGGGCAGGAACACTTTTTCAATCCAGTCGAGCGGGCTTTTCTGGAACATTTCCCCTTCCAGGAGCGCACCGGCCTGGATGTACTTGATCTGCCCCACCTTGTCATACTTGATGTGCTTGCCGCTCAACAGGCCCAGGCTTTGCATTTCCCTGGCCGCGCGCTGCGTGCCCTTGCCCTGGTAAATGTTGTTGTACAGGGATCGCCAGCCCACGCCCGCAGTCGAGCCGCCCAATTCCTGCAGCATGGGTTCCATCTGATTGAAGAAGGCATTGTCGTTCAGGCCTTTGCCGGCCACACCGCTGCGGATCGTAAATTGCCGCCAGTCTTCGCCACCGACCCGCCCGCCCGTGGCCGCGATCACTTTTTGCACGCGGTCGGCATCGCTCTTGAAGGCCTCGACCGACCCGGCATTGCCGCGCAGTTCGATAACCTTTTGCATGGCGAACAGTTGCGCGTTGCGCTCGCCGGCCGATTCCGGGTAGAGCGTATCGTTGATGAACTTCATCTTCGACATGGTGGGCAGGGCCATTTCGGCATGGTGGCCATCGGCAAAGATCGAGATGGAATCGCGGATCATTTCCGTCTTTTCCAGCTGGCTGACGCCATACGTCTTGAGTTCTTTCGCAAAAGCAATCGCGTGCTCTTTTTCTTTGGCCGTGCGCGTGCCCAGCGCACGGATGCGCGCCGTCTCGATTTCGTAGTGTTTCGCTTCGTGCAATCCCTTGACGACGGGCGCGGCGACCATGGCGCCGGTGGCTGTTGCGCCGGCGCCCGCCATGGCAATGCTGCCCGCTTTGCTGCGCAGCTTGTCGGCGTGCTGGGTGGCGTTGGTGACGCGTTGCTGTTTGGCGGCGGAGGCGGCCAGGCGCTTTTGTTGCGACGCCAGCTCAACGTTCGTCAGCTGGATGCTGTTCTTGAGCCACTCCTGGGCCTTGCCCAGTTGGCGCGTGTCGATGCCGGCCTCCTTGAGGCTGGCGCGCAGGGCGCGGAATTGCTGGCTCTGTTCTCGGCCTTTCAGCGTCAATGCCTGCGTGACCTTCGTCGCCGCCTTCAAATCACGCGTCATGGCGCGTGTAGGAGACTCGGTCTGTTTTATGCTTGCGGCCAGCTCTTTTACTTTTTTTTGAGCTTCTTTCAGCTCAACCCCCGTTGTTCGAATACCGCTATGCAGTTCGCGGAATTTCCCCAGGTTTCTCTGCTGGGTGTTCAGTTCGCGCAAGCGGTCGCTGGTGGCCTTCAAGGCCTTGGCCGTGTCGCTGGAGCCGCCCATGATTTTTTTCAGCGGGCCGGTAATCTTGTCCAGTGCCGCAAATACCACCTGTAATTTCAGATCCCGACCAGCCATCTATTCCGCTCCGCTTCGTTGCCTGGCGCGTTCGCGCCAGGCCATCAGTTCATCAATCGTAAAACCGTCCATCGCTGCCGGCGTCCAGTGGAAGACGCCGGCAATGTCGGCCATGGCGTCTTCTACTTCGCCGGGGATACCGAAAGGCGATCGGCTTTGCTCGCCAAAAAACCGGCAACCTCGGCGCCCACGGCCAGCAGGTCGGCCGGGTCCATGTTGGCGACGTCGTGCGCGGTCAGGGTCGGCTCGGTGATGCGCGGCAGCACGATCTGCAGGGCCGACACGTTCAGGTTGGCCAGCTCGATCAGGGAAATGCCGCGCAGGGCGCCCGCCTTGGGCTTGCGCACGGTCAGCGCGGTGATGAAGCTGTCGCCGCGTTTGATCGGCTCGTCCAGTTCGATGACGGATTGATTGTTGTTTTCGGTGTTCATGGTGTTGTCCTTGTGTGTGGGTGGTGACTAAAAAAGGGATTACAGGCCGCTGGCCTTGCGGATGGCCGCATTGGTATCGGTGCCGCCGATGTTCTCGATGCCGCTCATGAAGTCCAGTTCGATGACGGTGGCACCGTCGATCAGCAGCTTGTAATAGCTGCAGGCCATCGTGTATTTATGGGTGGTGTCGTCGCCCATCTTGGCGCCGCCCATATCGATTTCCTTATAGCGGCCGCGCACGACGACCTCGACGGCGGCGACGTTGCCGTCCTCGTCGTTCTGGTAGGCGCCGGCAAAGCGCAGCATGACGGCACCGTGCGCATGCGCGCCGTACTGTTTCAGTGCTTCGGCGATCAGACCGCCTGCGCTCCATTCCAGCGACAGCGCCTCGTTGCCGAAGTCCACGGATACCGGACCGCTCATGCCGCCGGCGCGGTACTCTTCCATCTTGCGGCTCAGTTTCGGCAAGGTGATTTCAGGCACCATGCCCATGAACAGCACGCCGTTTTGAAAGACGTTGAATTGCTTGAGTTTGTGGGGCATGCCCATAGTGTTCTCCAGTGGTCAGTTGCGCCCGCGCGTGGCGGGCACGGGGATGGTTAAGCCGCGATGCGCGAGGCGAAGTCGGCCAGGTAGCGGTCGGTAATGCGCTGCTGGAAGCGCAGGTTTTCCAGCGGCGGCACGGGCGTATAGTCGTAGTCGATGGCCAGCTTGCCCGCCTTGAGCGTGTCCTTGTCGTTGTACTGCTCGTCATACCAGGCGTGTCCGTCGATGATGTAGCCCTGCAATTTCAGGTCGCGGAACTTGGCGTTGATGCTCTCCAGCATGTCGCGCACCAGGGACGGATGCAGGGGCAGGTCGACAAAGGAGAAATGCGCTTCGGCGATGGTGTCGGCCAGCACCTGGGCCGTGCGCGTGTAGTTCTCGAAATAGAAGAAGCCGCCCGGCGCCTCGCAGGTGCGCGAACCCCAGAAGCGATAGCCGCCCATGTTAATCAGGGTGGTCACTTCCTTGGCGTTGAGCACGCCGGCGTCAGTGGCCGGGTCTTGCAGATCGAAAAACACATCCTGGGTCAAGCCGGTGGGGCCGTTGACGACGACGTTCGACAGCGTCTTGTGCCAGCCTGTTTCCTCATCGATCTTGGCGCGCAGGCCCATGGCGTAGGCCACGGCGGAAATGCTCGCCTCCTCGTCGGTGGCGGTGTTCCAGTTCACAAAATCGGGCCAGATAATCATGACCTCGCGCTGGCCGAACTGGCCGCGATAGGCGGTGGCGGCAACCACGTTGCTGCAGCCATACGCGGAGGCGTACACGAAGCTGCGCAGTTGCTGCGCCACGCTGGCCAGGGCGTTGGTGACGGCTTTGGTGTCCAGGCCCGGCGCGCCCAGGATGCGCGGCTTCACGCCGAGCTTGCTTTGCGCGGCCAGCAATGCTTTCACGCCCAGGTACTTGCCGTTCGGCGATACGCCGCCCACCACGTTGCTGGTGGTGTCCGCTTCCGTCTCGCCCTCGGCCACGCGCACGACGATGGTCAGGGGTTTTGTTTGCGCGGCAATCGCCTCCAGCGCACGGTACAGGGTGCCCGTCTTGCCGGCCTTGCCCATGGCGGCCAGCACGTTGGTGACGAGCACGGGCGTGTCGAGCGGAAAGGCCGCCGGGTCGGCATCGTCGGCCGTGGCGATCAGGCCCAGCACGGCCGTGGACACGGTGCGGATGGGGCGCGAACCCTCGTTGATTTCAATGACGCGCACGCCATGGTGGTAGTCGGTAGCCATTTGGCTCTCCTGGTAGAAAAGAAGTTTCGGGTGGTTACTGCAGGTTTTCGGTAAAGGCGCGCTGCGCCTCTTCCGGCAGGGTGGCGGCGATCCGCGCGTATTCGTCGGCAATGGCCAGGCGCAGCGCATCGAGGTCGTCGGCCGCCAGCACGCCGGCGCAGGTGGTGATGTCGAGCAGGCGCAGGCGCGCGGCTGATATTGCCTCGACGCTAGCGCTGTCGCCATTGGCCAGCGCCGCAAAGCCGATGCCGGCCAGGCGGTTCAGGATCGTGTCGCGTGTCTTGCGTGTCGTTTCCAGGTGGCGCTCGGCGAGGACGGAAAAGGGCGCACTGGCGCGCTGCCGGGCCACCGGGTTGCCGGCGGCGTCGGCGACGATATCGAACCCCTGCGCCTGGGCGGCAAAGAGCGCGTCATAGTGCTCTGGTGTCACTTCGCGGGCGTCGTCAGGGATCGCCAGGTCCACGATGCTGGTATCGAAAAAGCCGCAGCAGGAGGGGGAGAAGAGCTTCATGATTTACCTTCCAATTGCCAGAATACAGACGGGATTGATATAGAAATTGCCTGCTGCATCGCGCAGGGACACGGAACAATTGAAGCGCGACGGACTGGCGACGCCCACGTTGGCGATTTCACCACCAGGGATAGAGCCGGTTCCCCAAGCCGCCAGGCAGACGGACGGGAAACCCGTGGGAAAGGCAAATACGGACGGTCCAGTATTTGAGGTGGTCATATAGCCCCACTGCAGCAGCAAGCCGCTGGGCAGGCGTTGATGGCCATTGCTGCCTAAGGAGGCAACGAATGAGGAGGCATACTTGAGTTGGGCTGTGCCTGCCAAGGCCAGCCAGGCGCCGTCCGAGATTTTGACCAAGATCAGCGAGTCGCCGTCGTTGAGTTCCAGCGACGACAGCGCGTTGTTGGCATTGCTGGCCACGATGACCTGGCCCGCTTGGCCGCGCACGATGACAGGTAGCAGGCTCTGCGAGACGATTTCCAGCGTGGCGCCTCCTGGTATGCCCGCCAGCGACGGCAAGGTCAGAGTGGCAACCTCCGCGCCTTGCACGAACAGCACCTTGCCGATGTCGGCCGCCGCAATGGCGTAGGATGCGCTCAACGTGCGCACGCCGCTGCGATTGCCCAGGGCGCGCTGCACGGCCGCCATGTTGGCTAGCCCGGTCGATGCGTCGAACTGCTGCGGCGTGCTCGTTTCCGTCAAGCACGGCAAGACCGTCGTGCCATCGCAATACAGCGCCTGCGTTTGTCCTTGGCCGATGGCCAGGCCACTGCCGTTTGCCGTCTTGAATGTCAGAGTGAAAGCGCCCGTGGTCTTGTTGCGCACCGTCCAGCTACGCGCCGCTGCCGGCACGATGACGTTGATATTGCCCGTCAGCGCCCCCGTGAAATGGAGCACGTCGGCCTGCGCTTCCGCCTCGGTAAGCACCACGTCCACCTTGCCGGCCACGGACTTGCTCAACATGGCCAGCTCTTTCGGTTTGTATTGCGGGTGCGGGTCGGGGGCGACCAGGTGCTGGGCCAGCAGCGTGTCGGCATAGGCGTGGGCCTCGGCGCGCACGTCGATATCCTGCTCGTCGGCATAGCGGCGCGTGGCCAGCACCACGGACGGATCGATTTTCAACTCGATGGCGGCCGTGCTGGCGACGATCAGCACCACGCGCACCACTTGCGTGCGGCCGCTGCCTTCGACCATCAGGGGTTTGTAGCTGGGCGGGCAATTGGCGACGGCGCACAGGTCGCCGGCCTCGTCGTAGATGCCGATTTCGCGCAGCCACCAGCCGCCCACGTCTTCGGGCAAGACTTGCTCGACGATGATCTGGCTGGCGTTGGCCGGGTCGATGGCAAGCTGGTTCAGGTCGGCGCGGCGCACTTCATGCACGAGCGCCTTTTGCAAGCGGTCCGGAATCGGCAGGGCGCCGTTGCCGTCACCCACGCCCATTTTTTTCAGTTTCAGGGTTTGGCCCAGGGCGATGGCATTGGCCAGTTTGGCCTCGCCCACCTGCGTCAGAATGGCAAAGTATGTGCTCATGGATAGATGGTCATGGTGTCAATGGTATGGGGTGCGCCGCCTTGTACCAGCTTGCCGCGCACTTCGATTTCTTCGGCGATCCACGGATAAACCGTCATCGCATCGCCGTGATAGGCGGCCAGACCGATCTGCACCTGGCCACGGGTTTCCAGATACAGCGCCAGGCCCGTCAAATGCCGGCTGACGGGCTTGGCGTCGGCAATCAGGCGTTCCATTTCCTGAAACATGGCGTCGGTGATGCCGGTATCGAGCACGCCGACGTCAAGGCGGAAGGTACCCGGCACGCCCGGCGGCGTGGTCTGCCACCATTCAGTGATGCGGATCAAATAGCCCAGGGACTCGACCACGCGGCGCACGGCGGCAATCGTGCCCTTGTGCTTGTGGATGAAATAGGCCGCCTTGATGGTGCCGCGCTTGGTCGATTCGGGCCAGGCATCGTCCCAGCGGTCAACCGAACACGCCCAGGCCAGGAATGGGAGCAAGGCAACGGGACAGCGGTCGGCGTTCCACAGGTCGCGCAGCGGCACGGGCACGTTGACCAGTTCTGCGCAGGCCACGGCAATGGCGCGTTCCAGCGCCGTGGTGTTGGGCGGCAGGGTCGGCACAGTCCTATTCATCGAGCACCACCACATTCAATTTGATGGCGGTGCAGCGCGCGGCTTGGGTGGCGTCCAGTTCGATGTCCGCCGCCGGGCTGGTCAAGACGACTTTGCGCACGCCTTCGACGTGGACGGCCGCGCTGCAGGCGGACCGGTAGATGCTGTGCCCCAGCGGGCGACGCGGCTGCGACACGCGCGCGGCGTTGGCTTGGGCGGCGTCCAGCAGAATCGGCACTTCCGGGCCAACGCCGATAAACAGGGTGGCCTCGATCTGGTAGTCGATGACCTGGGCGGCTTGTACCGTCAGGCGGTCGCCCAGGGGGCGCACTTCCTCGGCGTTGAGCGCGCGCGCCACAGTGGCCAGCAGCGCGGCGTCGGCGATGCCCGTGTCGTTGTTGGCCAGCACCGTGACGATGACGTGCGCCGGCGCGGGGCTGGTGGCGCTCGCGTCCTTGACCTGGCCATCAGCGCTGCGGGCGTGGAATTCGTAGGAGGCTTTCGGGCCGGCCACGGACAGGCCGTCCGGCGCTTCCTGGATGCGCAGGCGGTAGGCATCGTTGTCTTCCATGACAGCGGCCATGGGCGGCAGGGCGTTGAGATTGGCCGGCGTGATGGTCAGGCGCGCCACGTTGACGTTGGCGCCCAGTTGGTCCAGGTCGCCATCGAGGGCAAACGCCAGCATGACGGCCTTGCCCGCCTCGTTGACGCGGTTGCGCAAGATGGTTTCCTGATACGCGTTTTCTTCCAGCAGCTTGGTGGCCGGCTCCGATTCCAGCTCCAGCAGGGCCGTGACGGCGGCGCGCTCGGCTTCCGGCAGCAGGCTGACCAGGTGGGCTTTGCGTGTGGCGAGGATGGTTTCGAAGTCCAGCACCTCGACCACGCTGGGCGCCGGCAACTGGGTCAGGTCGATGGGCGTGCTCATACGCTGCCGCCTTGCTTGACGGGCACGGACAGGGTGATGCCCTGGCCATTCGCCGTACCGTCGAGCAGCAGCGCGATGGCGCCGTCCGTGTCGCGCGTGAGCTGCACGCTGGACAGTTGCAAACGCGGCTCCCAGCGGCGTAAGGAAAAGGCGGTGGCTGCGTAGATGCGCAATTGCGTGGCACTGTTCAGGGGCTGATCGATCAGTTCGGGCACTTCCGAACCATAGCGGCGGCGCCGGATGCGCGAGCCGATGGGCGTCGTAATAATGTCGGTCACGGACTGGCACAGGTGGCCCAGGCCCGTCAGGCTGCGCCCGGTGGTGGCGTGCATGCCCATCATGGCAATGGCCCCTCTGACTGGTCGCCGCCGGCTTTGACGCCGCCGTGCGGGTGCTTGAGCAAGCTGATGACGCCGGCCAGCACGTCCTCGCTGGCCTTGATCGTCCCTTGCACAGCCATGGCCACGCCGCCAGCGGCGCCAGCCTTTGCGTTCACGCCGCCGTTCAGGGCGGTGGCGCCGTTGACGATCAGGTTTTTCATGACGGTCAGATCGCCCGTGCAGATGGTGCTCGGTGCGTCGGACGTGACCTTGTCGGCCGTGATGGTGGCGGTGCCGCCGGGGAGTAGGGCTGTCAGGGCATGGGCCGCGTGGTCGTACTGCACCACGGCGCCGTCGGGGTAGTGCGTGGTGTGGATGCTGTCGCTGGTTTCGGGCGCGTCAAATTCCTGCGAGTACAGCGCCGGCAGGATGATGCCGCGCGTCAGCTCGCCGCCAGGGGAAAAGACGATGACCTGTTCGCCGATGGTCGGCGCCGACCAGGTGCGTGTGCTGCCGGCGCGTGGCGTGGCCCATTTTAGCCATTCAGTGGTGAGCGTCGGCCCGAGCCGTACGCGCGCCTTGGCCCCCTTGACCTCGGCAATGGTGCCCAGGCGGATCAGGTTTTGTAGCAAGCGGAGGAGGTCGGACAGGTCGGCGTTCATGCAGTGCATGTTGCCGAAGTCCGCGTGCGGATGCACGCGGGGGCGGGTTGATATGCTGCTTAGTGGCTACGGCTCTCCTTGATGCACTGATTCAGATGGCTGTAAGGACGCTTTTGCTCTAAAGCGGAAGTTTGGCTACAAGGAATTTTTTACCTGACGCGGAGATAGTCGGCCCCCACAGCTTTTGCGCAAGCCCGGTTGCGTGGAATGCTAGATTATGGCTTGGTTAAACCACGACGTGTTTTCATTTGCTGGAATTTTGGACGCATGTAGTAAATCAACTCCATGATTGCCTGAAGAAAATCCAAGGCCTCCTCCGCATCTTGGCGGGAAATCGGTTCATCAGTTGCGTGCGCACCAAAATTTCTAATAACGCGTAATTCGTTTGCCCACTCATAGATTTCTTGGCTGATCGCGCCGTCCTTATGCATGGTCTGCAGGCCAGCAAACATGGACTTCGGCTTAGGGTCGTAATCCTTTGTTACCGCCTCAAGCGTTCGACCGACCATCGTTACACAAGCAATCCACGACTTTGCTCCCTCGCATTTAACAGCCTCCTCGTACGAGGTACGCACGACAGGTGGAAGCAGAAAGCCTACATGACGGTCATGTGGTGGATACAACCGATAGTAAAAATCACTCTCGAAGCCATCGCCTACGTCTTCACGGAGAAATATCGCAGGCTTATTGCATGCATCACACTTTGCGAACGTGTGCTCTTCAGGCGGGACTTCTTCAGGAAGAAGGTGTACCTGCAATGGATGGAAATTGGTGTGCTTTTCACACTGGTCGCAGTAGTAGATCAAGACTTCTCCAATTGGAACGGTTGCCTCTGCCGAACTCGGCAGAGGATATTCAGCACAGCAGCTTGGTCGGCAGCAAAGCTCACAAATTTTCATTCAAGACAAAAACGTGTGATTGCTGGTATTTGCGATTGCCTGTATCTTCTTTTGAACTTTACTCACGTTCAACGGCGGATTTCGCCCCAAACTAGACGCCACCGCAGCGGCCGATTGACGTGAGCAATTGGTACTGAATCTTTCAAACGATGGTCCGCGTCTGATGCAGCGCATTGTACGTTCTGGAGGGCCATTATGATTGATCGAACAGATTGCTGTTGATTGGGCATTGCTAGGCAAACGCCCTGGTCGTGCGGCCCGGTCAACTACTCGGCATCGAAGAAGCGCTGTCCCCCGGCATGCTCCGCGGCGACATACTTAAACCTGCTTTCGTGGAGCATCACGTCTCGGGTATTCACGAAGTTATTCGGATATATGGCTAAATAACTTTGGTACAGCGCATTTGAAGTCTCGGAATTGTGGTCGGCCAACTCCTTCACTTTCTCCTGTGAGTACCCTTTCACAGCCTGTGCGATGAATTCCTCTGCGACGTCAAGATTGGCACCTAAGCACCGTTTCGGTTTGCCACTATGGTCTTCCATGAACTTCCTCTCATCGTAGGTGAAAAGCAATCAGAATGTCGCATTAGATTGAACAATCGCTCGTGACCGATTGCCGCACTAGAGGATAGCGGTTTGCTAAGCGGAAAAAATCACACATTGTCACGCTATAACGAATGGTTGCTCTTAGCCCATAGCGGTAATTCGTACAGATGTGGCGAAAGTGATAATTTATATCAGTTTAAGTTCGAATCAATCAGCTTGGAACTGTTCCAGGTGATGCAGCAGGGATTCGCGAATCAATGTTCGATCCGATTCGCTCAACCCCAGGAGCGGCCGGGCCGGATAGCTGTATTTTGGCCCCGTCTTGGAGACGTTATCCGTTAGTCCTTCTTGGTGCACCCTTGCCACGTGCATTATTTTGCCCAAGAAGCCGACAGTCAACTGGCCAGGATCGGCATGTACCTTGAGGTATTTTGCGGTGCGAATCTTGGCGAACATGGCCGCCTTCTGCCGCTTGATGCGCCCCTTCTTCCCCTTCAATTCTTTGCGCTTCTTGCGCGCCGGATACGCCGTGCCATCCGGCCCCTGCTGCGCCTTGATGCGCTGTGCTTGGCTGCGGCGCAGGTCGATGGCCACCTTGTGATTGATGGCGCGGCGCTGGGCTGGTTGCAGCTTGGCCAGCAGGGCGCCGACCCAGGCTTCCAGCGCGTGCAGGTCGTCACTCATGCCGTCACCTCGGGCGTGCGCCATTCGGCCAGCAGGGTGTCGCCGGCGTACAGCTTCCAGAACTCGTCCGCGTAGGCCGGCATGTGCTGTATCTCGGCCAGGTGCTTGATGTCGAGGCGGCCCGCCTCGCCGGCCTTGACGGCCACCCGCTCGGTCAAGTCCAGCTTGATGGAAATGTCCACCGTTTCGTGGTTATTAAAATCGACTTCGAAGGCGATGCCGTGCTTGCGGGTTTCTTCGTTGGCCATCAGGTCGAGCTGGTGGACTTTGAGCCAGGCGATCAGGGCCACCATGATGGCGTCGGCGTCGCCCGCGTAATCGGTGACGATTAGGTTGAGCTTGAAGCGGTATTCGAAGGAGAGGGAGGCGGTGGCGGTGGCCACCACGTTGCCCTCGTCGGCGAAGACCAGCAGACGGTCGGGGTCGCGCTGCAGGTCAGGGATGGCGGCGGCCAAGTGCTGGCGCAGGCTATTCGGTTTGTACATGGTAGGTGTCTCGTACTAGGTTGTAGGCGTCGATGCAGGCGTTCAACTGGCGGGTGGCGTCGTCGCCGTCGCCGGCAATGGCGTCAAGAGCTGCCGCAGTCGCCGGGTCAAGTTCGGCGCGCGCTTCAATCCGACGGCCTGCGGCAGCGGTGGTATCTGCAGTTGCGGCGCACTGGCCGCTGGCGACGGGGATTGACAGGCGCACAGCGCCGCTGCGCACATCAAGGCTGAAACGGTCGCGTTCAGTTTTCGCATGGGTTTGCTCCTGGGTGAGGTGGTCGGCGCGCTGCGCCAGGGCGGCGCCGGCGGCGCGCTCCAGCGTGAGCACGCGGGCGGTGGCCTGGGCCAATTCGGTGGCGGCGGTGGTCTTGTCGGTGGCCGCCGCCCGCTGCAGGGCGGCGATGCTGGCGTCCTTGCGCCAGCTCTGCGCCGTCCAGCCCGCGATGGCGCCGCACAGGAGAGCAGCGGCCAGCGGGCGCCAGGTGGTCGCGGTCACATGGCTACCCGTTCCTTGATCCAGCCGAACAGAAAACGGCGCTGGGTCTTGTTGGCTTCGGTGATTTCCAGATAGCGCGCCGCCTGCAGGCCGTTCAAGGCGCGCAGCAGTACGGTGGCGCCATCCTGGCCGCGCCATTTGAGAAAAGCGGCCAGCGCGCCCAGCGACTGTGCACCCAGGCGGCCGTCGACGAACAGAGCGGGGTAGCTGGCGCCCGTGTCGTTGAACCCGTTCAGCCAGCGCTGCAGGAACTCGGCCGCGCGGTGCGGCCCCATGTTCACGCCCGTGTCGATCACTTCGGCGCCGATGCCGGCATGCAGGGCCAGCACCTGGTCGAACTTGGGTTCCGTGATGTAGCGCGCCGTGTAGATGGCGCGCGCCACAGCCACGGGCAGCTCGCGCATCGGCCCCGTGTAGCCGTTGGCGCGCGCCACGGCCACGGTGATGCCGTAATTGGTTTCGCCGCCCGCATCAAGAGGGTCGTTCACATAGCCGCCTTCAGCGTGCAGGATGGCGTCGATGGTGCGCGCGATCAGGGGATTTTCCATGGTGGCCATCAGTGCTCCTTCGCGTCTTTGACCAGCTCGGCGATGTCCTTGTCGCTGCGGCGCTGGAACCACAGGGCTACGGCGCGCGATACCCACCAGCCGGGCGCGCCCACGATCAGGTCGATGGAGCTGGCGTTCACCATGCCCCCAATGGTAGGGAGCTGGGCGCACAGCAGTTGGTACACGGTGCTGCCCAGCAGGCACGAGAACACGCCCGCGCAGGCCAGGCGGGCGACGAATTCGCCCTTGTTGAAAGTGCCGTCGCTATTTAACGGCGGCAGCACGATGTACAGCATGGCGGCGCCGACCATGCCCAGCGCCGCCTTGAAGCCGTACAGTTTGACCAGGGTGGCGAAACCACCAAACGATTCTGCGGACATTGCTTGAGTCTCCGGGGTGAAGTTAGATAGATTTCTCATGAGGGTAAAAAGGTGGATTGCTGCGTTAATCCCATAGCTGCACGATGTCAGCAAGCTGGCCCTTGCTGGGCGCCGGCTCGGGCAGGGTGACGACCAGGCCGGCCGGCAGCACGGCGCCGTGGCGCGCCAGCGCGGGATTGAGCTCCAGGGTTTGCTCGACGTATCCCGCGCCGTCGCCCAGGTAGCGCCACACCAGGGCGTCCACCGTGTCGTGCTGCCGCGTGCGCACCTGCATCAGATCAATTCCACGGTCAGGTGCGTGCGGCCCACCATATCGGCAATCGCCCATTGCGCATTGCGCCGCTGCGCGCCGGGAGCCTCGTCGAGCCACTCCATGCTTTTCTTATCGCTGACGGACGTGGCCGTGGTGTCGTAGTCGCGGTAACGCTCGATCAGATCGGCCTTCGCCGTGCTGTAGACGGCGCGCCGGTACTGCGCCAGCAAGCGGGATTCGCGGTTGATGCGCGTGGCGGGCACGTCGACCAGGGCGGCAATACCGGCTGCGGCCTGCTTGCCCTGCCAGTCGGCCAGCTCGCGGTTGACGTGCAGGATGGCATCGACCACGGCTTGTACCAGACGCGCGTCGGTGACGGTGCCATCCAGGCGCATGGCGTCGCGCATATCGGTCAGCGCAATATCGGGAAACCAGCCGTCGTTCTCGATGATGCCAGGGGCAACCGCTGGCGGCGCAGGGGCGGTGCCAGGCTGGTTTGACGGGGGCAGGGCCATGAAGGACATACGGGGCGCTTTCAAAAAGTGGGCGGTGGACGGGGTTCATCAGACCGCTGGTTTGGCCAGAATCCCCCCGTGCCGCTGTGCTGCGGGGGATGCTCTTACGCGGAACCGGCCGCGCGCTTGATGCGCCGCTCCAGCTTTTCCATATCTTTCTTGACGCCGCAGGACTCGGACAGGGCGCGCGCGCGTTTCAACTGGCCCATGGCCGTTTCCGCCTGCGGCAGCAGCGCCGGGGCGATGTCGGTATCGTCGGCCTGATCGAGCACGGCGATCATGGCCAGACCGATGGCCTTGTGCAGCTTGGCGCGCGCCTGGTCGGGCGCGTCGGCGGCGGCCGTCAACTGTTCCACCTGGCCCAGCACCCGCGCCGCGTGCTGCGGATCGCTGGCCAGCTTGCCGTGCAAATAGCCTTCGGCAAACTCGTCCAGCATCAGGGTGGCGATGTCGCGGCTGTAAGTCTCGGGCAGGGTGAACTTGTGCGCCAGCGCGTATTCGGCCATGACCAGGGCGCGCTCGTACTCGCCCGTGTCGATGTGCCACACCAGCAGGGTGGCGAAGACGTCATCCTGCGCGCCCTTGCCGCCGGCCAGCACGCCGTCGATCCATTGCGCATAGTCGGGCAGCATGGTGGCCTTGACCTCGATCTTGCGCTCGACGGACTGAATGGATTTCAGGCGGCGCCGGTCGTCGGACAGCTTGTAGAGCATCATTTCGTAAGCCGTGCCGGTGGTGACACCCTGCGGCGCGGCGGCGCCGGCCGTGCGCTCGGCCAGCATGCGCGCGCGGTGGCGCAGGGCGGGGGATTGGTTCGCCATCACTTGTCTTTCAGCTCGATGTTTTCCACCAGCGCGGCCAGGCCCAGGTCTTCGATCACGTAGGCGTCGTTCGACGACTCATAGTTTTCGATGCGGTCGCGCTTGGGCACGTCCTCGACGCGGCGGCGGCGCGCGCCTTCCTGGAAGTAGATCGACAGATTGTCGAAGCGGGTAATCAGGATGGCGTTGTCCGGGAAGTAGGGCACGCGCGCCGCCGGCAAGCCGCCGATACGCTTCTGGCTGATGATGATGTCGGCCGCCAGGGTTTCCGTGGGCGCCTGCTTGGCGTTGACCAACGGAAAATACTTGTCGTTCAACAGCTTGCGCCCGACGATGGCCACCAGATTGGTGTCTTCCTGATACCAGGGATCGAGCAGGTTGACGGCGTCCGTCACGGCCGCGTCCAGATTTGCATAGTCGGCGCCGTCCACGTCGCCGATGATGACCTTGCCCGGCAGGCTGGCCGCGACCAGACCCAGCACGCGCTCGGGCGCCAGCTCGCGCAAATGCTGCAGCCAGCCCTTGTTCACGTCCTGCAGCAGCGGGTTGGCATCCAGATCGGTGTCGGCCATGGCTTTTACGCCGTTGAAACCGATGACGATGCGGTCCAACGCCTGGCGCGTCAGGATGGCATTGGCCACGCGCGACTGGAAGTCGGGGAATTTGGCCCAGGCGTCCAGCTTGGCGTAGTTCAAATGCGTGTCGAAGTTGGTTTGCTCGCAGCGGTACTTGGTGCCGTCCAGGGTGGACAGGTCGCGCGTCTTGCGTTCCTTGTCCTTGGTGTTGGTGCGGCCGGCAATCGGGCCGGACACGCCCAGGCCCAGCTTTTCGCCTTCCTGCTCGGTCACGCCGATGATGTTCACTTTCGTCAGGAACTCGCTCGATTCCTGCATTTTCGTTTCCAGCTTTTGTTGCACGCTGGGCGTGACGCTGAAGGTCTTGGCCACGTTGTCCGTGTCGTTCAGTTGGCCCAGGCGGGTTTCATACTGGCCAAAGACCTGGCGCGTTTGCTTTTTCATGAATTATTGCTCCGTTGTTGAATGGGGTGTTGGTGGATGGCAAGCGCTTAAAACTCGGTCTGCACGGCGCCGTCGTTGCCGGTGGCGGCCGGGCGGCGCGGGCCGTTGCCGGGCGCTTCATCCATCTGTGCCTTGAAGCTGGCCAGTTCGTCCTGCGTCGCTTTCTGCGCCTTTTCCGCTGCATCGAGGCGCTTGAGGGTGTCGGCATAGTTGTCGTTGACGGTGACGACGTGGCCGGCCAGCTCCTGCACGGCTTCGCTGATGTCGGCGAACTGCGCGGCGTCGGTGCCGGATTTATGGGAGAAGCGCGACAGCAGGTTTTTCACGGCGTCGGCCAGCTTGGTGCCCTGCGGCTCGTCAAACTCCAGCGTCACCTCGACGGCGGACGTAAACAGATTGGTGCTTTGCAGCTTGCGGCTGGCGGAGAATTGCAGCGCTTCGGTGCCGAGGCTGGCGGGGCTGTCGGTGACGCCCAGGCCGACCAGGTAGGGCTGCGCCGAGTCGGCAAAGTCGGGCTGGATTTCCAGGCTGGTGTACAGCTTCTGTTTCGCCTTGTTGATGGCGATCAACTCCGGCGTCGGTTCGATCTGCGCGAACAGGGCCAGTTTCTTGCCGTTGTCGGTGTCCACTTCTTCGGCTTTGACGGCGATCACGTCGCCATAGGCCTTAAACTGGCTGTCGGGCAGGATGCCGCGAATGTGCTCCAGCCAGATGCGCGCGCCGTAGGTTTTCGGGTTGTAGGTGGCGGCGATCTGCTCGATGGTGGCGCGGTCGATGTTGCGGCCGTCCGTGGTGGCGCCTTCGGTGGCGACGCGGAAGAATTTCGATTTGGACATGGTGGGCGTTCTCGGTTGATCGGATAACGCCATGGTCAACGTCTTGGCGCCGCGATTCAATGCGGTGCGGGTTGCTATGGGCCATAGCGACTTTTGCCTTTCCCCGCTCCGCGCGCGCGCGGCCTACGCTGGCGGCATGCTGACAATCGAGAAAACAAGCGAACAAACCGTCGATGGAATCATCGGTGAACTGGCCGTGCCCGAATCCGAGCCGCGCCGTGCCGCGCGCGCCCTGTACTGGAAGGGCTGGCGCATTTCGTCTATCGCCCGCCACCTGGGGATCAAGCGCAGCACCATCAATAGCTGGAAAGAGCGCGACGAATGGGACAAGGCGCAGGCCATCGAGCATGTCGAGGCGTCGGCCGAGCTGCGCCTGGTGAAACTGATCGAAAAAGAGGTCAAGAGCGGTAGCGATTACAAGGAAATTGACCTGCTGATGCGCGCTATCGTGCAGGCGGCGCGTGTGCGCCGCTACGAGCAGCCGGGCGGCAACGAGGTCGACCTCAACCCCAAGCTGGCGAACCGCAACGCGGGGCCAAAGAAGAAGCCGACCCGCAACGATTTCAGCGAAGAGCAGAAAATCCAGCTGCTGGACGCCTTCCAGGACTCACTGTTCGACTATCAAAAGGTCTGGTATCGCAACGGCGACCAGCGCACGCGCGCCATTTTGAAGTCGCGCCAGATCGGCGCCACTTGGTACTTCGCCCGCGAGGCGCTGGCCGATGCGATGAAGACGGGCCGCAATCAAATCTTCCTGTCTGCATCCAAGAGCCAGGCGCACGTCTTCAAGCAATACATCGTGCAATTCGCGCGCGAGGCGGCCGGCATCGAGCTGACGGGCGACCCCATCGTGCTGCCGAATGGCGCCCACCTGTATTTCCTGGGCACGAACGCGCGCACGGCGCAGGGCTACCACGGTAATTTCTACTTCGATGAATTTTTCTGGACGCAGAACTTCCAGGAGTTGAACAAGGTGGCCTCGGGCATGGCCATCCACAAGAAGTGGCGCAAGACCTACTTTTCAACGCCATCCTCGACCACGCACCAGGCTTATCCGTTCTGGACGGGCGAGCTGTTCAACAAGCGCCGCGCCAAGGCGGACCAGGTGAACATCGATGTGAGCCATGGCCGCCTCTCGTCGGGCTACACGGGCGAGGACAAGATCTGGCGCCAGATCGTCACCATCCTGGACGCCGAGCGCGGCGGCTGCAATCTGTTCGACATCGACGAGCTGCGCAACTTCGAATACAGCCCGGACCAGTTCGACAATCTGCTGATGTGCAATTTCATCGACGACTCGGCCTCGGTCTTCCCGCTGGCCGAGCTGCAGCGCTGCATGGTCGATTCCTGGGTCGAGTGGGACGACTACAAGCCCTTGCTGGGCCTGCGCCCGTTCGGCAACCGGCCCGTGTGGATCGGCTATGACCCGGCCTTGAACGGCGACAGCGCCGGCTGCGTCGTGCTGGCGCCGCCCATGACGGCCGGCGGCAAGTTCCGCATCCTGGAGCGCCACCAGTGGCGCGGGCAGAGCTTTGAAGACCACGCCGACGCGATCCGCCAGATGACCGGCCGCTACAACGTCGAATACATCGGCATCGATACCACGGGCATGGGCATCGGCGTGCTGCCTATCGTGCGCGGCTTCTTCCCGGCCGTCACGGCCCTGAATTACTCGCCCGAAGTCAAAACGCGCATGGTGCTAAAAGCCAAAAACATCATCAGCAAGGGCCGGCTGGAATTTGACGCCGGCTGGACGGACATCGCGCAGTCCTTCATGGCCATCCACAAGACCCTCACCCCCAGCGGGCGGCACGTGACCTATGTCGCCGGCCGCAGCGATGAAACCGGCCACGCCGATCTGGCGTGGGCCTGCATGCACGCCCTCGATCACGAGCCATTCGAAGGCACCACCGACAACCACCACTCTTTCATGGAGATTTATTCTTGAGCAAAGCACGACACTTGCGCGGCCGGCAGGCCGGGAGCGCACCACCAGCGGCCACGGCGCCGGCCGCCGCCGGCATCGAGGCGTTTTCCTTCGGCGACCCGACGCCCGTGCTCGAGCACGCCGACATTCTCGATTGCTTCGAATGCTGGAAGAACGGCCACTGGTATGAGCCGCCCATCAACCTGGCCGGCCTGGCCAAGTCCTTCAATGCGGGCGTGCACCACAGCAGCGCCATCCACTTCAAGGCCAACGTGCTGACGTCCACCTTGATGCCGACGAAATACCTGTCGCGCGATGGCTTCAAGCGCATGGCCCTGGACTATCTGACCTTTGGCAATGCCTACCTGGAAGACCGGCCCAGCCGCAGCGGCAAGGCGCTGGCGTACCAGCATGCGCTGGCCAAGTACATGCGGCGCGGCGTCGATCTGGACACCTATTTCTTCGTGAATGGCTACCAGGCCGTGCACCAGTTCGACAAGGGCCGCGTATTCCACCTGATGGAACCGGACGTGAACCAGGAGCTGTACGGCGTGCCGCAGTACCTGAGCGCCTTGCAATCGGCCTGGCTCAATGAGGCGGCCACCCTGTTCCGCCGCAAGTATTACAAGAACGGCTCGCACGCCGGTTTCGTGTTCTACATGACGGACGCCGCGGCGAACACGCAGGACGTGGACAACCTGCGCCAGGCCATGCGCGACAGCAAAGGGCCGGGCAACTTCCGCAACCTGTTCATGTACGCGCCGAACGGCAAGAAGGACGGCATCCAGATCCTGCCCGTGTCGGACGTGGCCGCCAAGGACGAGTTTTTCAACATCAAGAGCGTCACGCGTGACGACCAGCTTGCCGCGCACCGCGTGCCGCCCCAGCTGATGGGCATCCTGCCGAACAATGCCGGCGGCTTCGGCGCCGTGGAACCGGCCGCGCGCGTCTTCGCGCGCAACGAGCTGGTGCCGCTGCAGGCGCAGTTCATGGCGATCAATGAGTGGGCGGGTGTGGAAGTAGTGAGGTTTGCCCCGTATGACCTGGCCACGGGCGGGGAGGGCGCGCAATGAGCGACCATATCGACAACACGGACAAGATCATCTTTGCCGAGGTGGCGCGCGGCCTGGCCGCCGTGCGGCGCCGGCCCGCCTTGGTGGCGCATGGCTGCTGCCTCTACTGCGACGAGGCGCTGGCGCCCGCGCGGCTGTTCTGCGATGTGGATTGCCGCGACGACTACGAGAAGGAGCAAGCGGCCAAGGCGCGCGCCGGCCGCCCAGGATGACCGCCACGCCGCGATAGCCGGCAGGGCGGGGCCGCGACAGCCCAGCCGCGCCAGCGCACCCCAGCCACCGCACAAGCCGCCCCCGAGGCGGCTTTTTCACGTCCCGATGATTGATATTGCCATGGAAGCAAGAAAAAGTCCGTTTCGGCCCGGCGCGCGCAGTTGTCCCCCCTCCACACCTGCCCGCTATATAGGGCTCTTTTGATTCAAATTTGCACCATGGCCGAAGGCGCATGAGGACTGGCGCGGCGGGGCGAAGAGGGGGCACGCGATTTGACGCATTTTGACGCACTTTGAGCGGTTTTTTCTGTGTGGCATTGGAGTACATGTCTGCGTTCGCGCGCCAAGGGCAGGGGTCTAGCTAGTTATTTTTTGCTTGCTGAGTGATTTAGGTCACTTTTATAGAGTATTGATTATCTATTTAATTAAGAGTTTGTTTAGGTCGAAAGGGTTTTTTAATTCTGCGTCTTGAGTAACTAGAGATAAGTCTACTTCTGATAGGTCTTTAATTTTTCTGCTTGGCGAGTAATTTAAATCAAAGCTTATTATTTCATCGGATTTTGAGACTAGGTAAATAAAGTCGGTGGCTATTTTCTTTATGCCTCCATCATGTATTGTGAATGTCTCTAGTCCATACAAATGTGACTTTCCAGGTATTCCTGCGTTAGACATTTTAAAGTAGTGTTTTTCATTAAATTTCCTGACGTTTTTTTGAATGTAAAATGCTGCTCCAATGCGTTTTTCCTTGTTTTCATCATTGAAACCATTAGATAGGTCAAGAAATAGGTTTACTAATTTCTCTAGATCTGAAATGAAATCTGCACTTACCTCATAATTTCCAGATATTGCATTTGCTTTAGGGAAGATAATTCTATGTAGTTGTCTGGTTTGTGTAATTTTGAGTTTTTCTGTACTGATTGAATTGCAATATTTATCAAATTCTTCGATGTGTTTATAGAAATTTGAAAAATTGTTTTGTTCTTTTGTTATTTTCATTTGAGAGTTGCTAAGTTCAATTTGAGTGAGTGCTCTTTCAATTTGTTTCTTGGTTTGCTCTGATCGATGATTTGCGCCGTAAATTCCTATAAATGTCAATCCTATAGCTAAAATTGCAAGTGGGATTTTGAAATATTCTGCCGCATTATTGAGGCCTGCTGATGTCATGGAAAATGGCGCCGGATCAATAATTGCTATTGTGGCTGCAAGAGCGATAGCTATGCAAAGAAAGACGAGGAACGTCCATTGGACAACTGGAAGTGAGAAGAGACTTCGTTCTGGATGAAATAAGTTGCTGTTTATTTTAAACATGATATCTTGAAAAAAATTATGACGTTACCAATCATTATATTTTTTGTCAACCACATGTTTTTAAGTTGAGCCTCTCTGGAGCATTCATCTTATGTTTATAAGGTATTGTGCATACAGATATCAAAACTTGATTGGAATTTCTTATGTGTGCTGATTACACCCCCAGCCGTAAAGAACAGATCGACGACCGGTTCGGTGTTCGATCGCCCCAATTCGACTTGCCGCCCGAAGCGTGGCCTGGCTACATGGCGCCAATCCTACGTGGCTCGCATGAAGCGTCCGGGGAACTGGAAATCGCCCCGGCCATGTTTGGCATGGTGCCCCATTGGGCCGATATGAAGCTGGCGCGCCAGACCTAAAACGCCCGCACCGAAACCGTGGCGCAGAAGCCATCCTTCCGCAATGCCTGGAAGCGTAAACAGTTCTGCATTTATCCCTGCAGATAATTTCTTTGAACCTTGCTATGAGACGGGCAAGCCGGTTCGCTGGCGCATCGAGCGCGCAGATGGTATGCCGGCCGCCATCGCCGGAATATGGGAGTTCCGGCCTCAAGACTTGCTCTTGTCGTTCTCGATGCTGACGATAAACGCCGATGGCCCCCCGCTCATGCAGCGCTTCCACAAGCCGGATGATGAAAAACGGATGGTGATGATGCTCGACCCGGACCAGTATCACGGCTGGCTCGATGGTTCCCTTGTGACCGAAGAGGATTTGTTTCAGCAGTATCCAGCAGAACGCCTCGTCGCTGTGGCGGATCCACTTCCGCCGCGTGTGAAAAAATGAACACGTGCTTGGGGGCTTGCGAACGAGTGCCCAAAGGCTAATGAGTTGAGCTGTAGCACTCAGCTTGGGTTTTCCAGCCGAGCTCGCCGTTAGTGCCACACTCCATCTCGGTACGGCCCGTCCAGCGGTCGCTGCGAATTCCTCCATGGGCAAAGTATTCGTAACGAAACAGCACTGCACATACGACGACAGAAAACATTAACGCTACTGCAAGCCACTTCATTCCGTTTTCCAT